GGTCGTCGGTGCCGGTCTTGGCTGCGGCAGCCGGGGCTTCGCTCACGTCAAAGCCGTAGGCTTCAGCGGTGCCGCCGTTGCCCCAAGTGACGAGGTCAAGGACTTGGACCGCCTTCGGTTGCAGCGTGATGCCGGCACCGAGGCTGGCGGTGTACCAGCAGTACGGGACAACGGCGATCTTGAGCCTGCTGCCGCCGCCGATGTTCACGTCTTCTTCTTTGCCAGTCGCGTCAAACAAGGTCGGCTTGCGCGAGTACTCTTCGCCGGTTTCTTTGTTTTTGCCCATGGCGGGAACTTTCAGCTTGAACTGGACGAGGCCGTCGTTGTCTTCCCACGGTGCGGGGTGCAGTTTGAGTTTGTCCTTCTTCAGCTCGCGCTTCTTGTCGGCCAAGAACTCAGCGAAGATGGCTTCGATTTGTTTGATGAACGGCTCGGCGTCCGCAGAGGACATCTCGAGGTTGACTTTGTAAACGCCGACCTCGGAGAACTTGGTGTCCGGGCGGTTGAGGCTGGGGAAGCGAGCGATGCCCGCGGGTGTAGTCAGGGTTTTAGTTGCCATGGTATTATTTGGTTTGTGGTTGTGTTTGTGTTGGTACTAAGAAATCGGAGCGGCGAAGGATGGTGAGGAAGTCGTCCGCGCGCAGGGTGACGAGCCAGTCCTCGCCGGTGCGCTTGTGGGCGACGACCGGGAAGAGCTTGTCCTTGGCGTCGCGGATAGCCTGGGCGAGCCAGTCTTTGATCTTGGTCACTTGGCAAAATTTGACCTCCCAGTGGATGTCTGGCAGGCAGGGGCAGACGACATCGGGCGAATCGCCGAGGCCGGAGAACTGCTGGCCGCGGCGGATGCCGGAGTCGCCGAAGGCGGCGCGCAGCTCATCGCGCCACATGCGTTCGCCGCGGGCGCCTTTGGCTCGGCTATTCATTGATGGCCTCCGGTGCGGCGCCGAGCGGCGAACAAAGGTCGGATGCAAGCATTAGCTTTTTAAGGATCTCTTCGGCGGTTGTTGGGCCGTGCCCAAGAGTGTTGTTGACCCAACTAATAAAGTCGGCGCGGTGATCCTCGTTCCAAAAATAACCCTCAAGCAGGTTGAGCTGCTTGGGTGTCAGTCCTATGGCGCGCTTGTTACTCATTGAGCGCCTCCATAATAAGTTTTAGCGAATCATCGCTTTTAGCTTCAGTTCCCCATTTCACAGGACTTTCGTCCGTCAGCCGGCTGCCGAGGGCGGCGTTCTCAAAGCGGGTCAGGCGTGGACGCCACACCAAGCTGACCTTCCCGGTGGCGCCGGCGCGGTGCTTGGCGATGATCAGCTCAGCGTCCTGAGGGTCGGGCTCGGTCTCTTGGTCGGCGGCGTAGTAGCAGGGGCGGTGCAGGAGACAAACAAGGTCGGCGTCTTGCTCAATGCTGCCGGACTCGCGGAGGTCGGACATCTTCGGGCGGTTGTCGGCGGCTCGCTCGGCGTTGCGGTTCACCTGGGCGGCCGCGATGACCGGGACGCCCAATTCCATGGCCATCGCCTTTAAGCCTCTTGAGACAAATCCGACTTCGTTCTCGCGGGACTGGGCACCGACGTGGCTGACCAGCTGCAAGTAGTCAACGAAGATCGCTTTGACGCCCCACCTGCGGACGGCCAAGCGGGCGCGGCCGCGAATGTCCAACATGGTGAGGCCGCCGCGGTCGTCAACGTAGAGGGGCTCGCTGGCGAACTGGTCCGCTGCTTGCGTGATGCGGAGCTTTGATGCGTGGTCAAGAAATCCATTTCGGATGACTTCGATGTTGGTCTCGGCGCGGCCGAGGACGACGCGGCAGCCAAGTTCGTTGGCGGGCATTTCGAGCGAGAAATAGAGCGCAGGGACACCGCGGCGGATCATGTTTTCACACATGTTGAGCATGAGGGCGGACTTACCCATGGCCGGCCGTCCGGCAACGATGGTGAGCTGACCCGGGCGCAGGCCGCCGGTCATGTAATCGAACGCCTTGAAGCCGGTCTCAACGCCGAGCTTTTGGCCGGGGATCATCAGCTTCTCCAATTCTTCCAACAGGCCGGGTACGATGGCAGACGCTGGACGCATGCTGTCGGTTGATTGCCCGAGGCTCAGGGAAAGAACGGACTCTCCGGCGTCCTGCAGCACGCTGTCGGCGGGTTGCGACATGTCGGAGGCGGCAGACTGCAGGCGGCTGGCGGCGTGGAGAATGGCGCGGCGGGCGTGGAGGTCGCGCAATGTTTGGACGTGGTACTCAACTGCGGCAGGGCCACCGGCGGTGTGGTTGACCATGTCGGTCACGGCTCCGGCGCCGCCGACAAACTCGAGGCGGTCGTGGCTGGCGAGGACTTGGGTGACGGCGATGATGTTTGGCACGCCGCCGGCCGCGCGGATGTCGCGGATGACACCGAACACTTGCGCGTGGGCTGGCGTGAAGAAAAGGTCGGCGTTGAGGCCGGCGATCTCATCGATCATCCCGGGCTCAGACATAAGTGCGCCAAGCACGGCGGCCTCAACCTCGGCGGCATGGGGGACGATTTGCTTTTTCATGTTAGGCTGCGCCTCCGTCGTTATTCTCCAAGATGGCTATGACAATCATCACTAGGACAACAAACAGCAGGTAGCTGGTGAAGAGTGTGCTCATGAGCGTGCCTCCGTAGTGCGGCTCGACGTTTCAGCCAGCGGTCGCATGCGGCATCGACCATGAGAAAACTTTCGTAGGCGTAGGGTGAGATCCATAGTTCTGGTGTGGTGATGCGTTCGGGGCTGTCGTCGTTGATTTCCATGGCACCTAAGACTGCGTGTGGTGTGCCGCGGTGTGTCCAAGAGTGTCCCAGAGTGTCCACATCATGGCAAGGGTTTTTCTTGGGGTGGATGAAGATTTCTGGGGTCAGTCTGGAGCAGGGCTTCGTGCTTGGCGTCGGAGACCGCCGGGGTAAGCGCGGCGCATTTTTGCAGGACGGCCCTGAGCTGATTGCGCTGGGCGATCAACTCGGCGACTTCTGCCTCAAGGTCGCGGATGTCAGCGGCCTGAGCGGCGACCTGACTGCGGAGAAACGAGGTCTCCGCAGTGGGGCCGAAGTCGATCTGTCCGAGGGTCACGCTGCCCGCCTTTCTGGGGTGACCGCGCCGTAGAGCCAGGCGGATTTGCGGAAGGCCGGAGCCGGCGCGATGATGCCGCGAGACGCCAAGAAGCGGTCGCAGGCTGCGTGGATTTCAAGGTGGCGAATGTAAGGGCAGCCGGGGACGCCGTCCTCGATCTTCTGCGTCTTGCCGTTTTTGGTCATCATTTCAGTTCCTCCTTGAGGCTGATCTTTTCCCAGACGACCTGGAGGGCCATGAGGTTGGCGATGGTTTGGGTGAAGAGGTCGTCGATGACCTCGGCGTTGATGGTCGCGCGGCCGTTGTTGCGGGTGACCGCGGGTGGTTTTTTCTTGGTGCGGGGTTTGGTGGGTGGTTTGGTTTTCATATGTGGACAAAGGTACAGTAGGGGGTAGGACATGCGCTGTCCTAGGGGGTCATTAACAAATTCATAAGCTAGGGGGGGGCAACCAATTATTGAGTTGAGGTTAGCGATTCTGCGACTTCGTCGAGGAGGTGCCAGTTACCCGGCTGGCGGTGGCGGTCAGGGTGATAGCGGACCTTCTGGCGGCCGAGGATGTCGGCGAAGGACCAAAAGACGAATTGGTTCCGGTCGGGGAGATAGGCGGCGAGGATGTCGAAGTCTCCGGCGGCGTAGGGTCGGTTGGTTGCGCCGCTGCCACGCTTGACGGAGATGGAGTAGTCGCCGCGCTCTAAACTGGCGGTCTTGACCTGGACCGTGAGGCGTAGGTTGCCGCGGACCAGCACCCAGTCGGCGGTGTGGTCGTGGCCGAAGGCTTTAAAGGTTTCCCAGTCGTAGACAATGCAGCCGGCGATGAAGAGGGCTTCGGTGAGGTCGCCGCGGCGGCAGCTGGACATCTTGCGGGCGGCATCCTCCGGAACCGGGGCGTTGAGACCTTCGCAGATGGTGAAGAGCGCCTGGGTCATGCGGCTCCTTGCATTCGCTGCTCCTGCAGAGCCTCAAGGGCCAGCATGCGGCGCTCGGCCTCGGAGGGCTGCCGGGGGCCGGTGCGGGGGACGAATGCGGCGACCTTGACCGACTCCTGCACATACTTGTCGATGTAGGGCACAATCCACGCCGTCTTGATCGCCATGTTGATCGCCTCGCAGGCTTGCTGCTCGTTGATCTTGGCCATGTCCTTGAGGACCAGCTCTGCGGCCCCCTTGGTCAGCGGGACGCGGCGCCCGCGGATCGGATGTCGGCGGTGCTCCATGAATTGCATCCAAGCGCGGCGAAACCCTTCGCCGTGTGGTAACTGAAGCTCAGATTCCGCAACCTCGAGCTTTGGTGTCTTCTTGGGTTTTGGGGAACTAACTGACTTGGGCGGAACACTAGCCTCAAGCAAAGAAGGGGGCGAAGGCAACGCAGTTGCCGCAGCCAGCTTGCTACGTTCTTCCTGTTCTTTATGTTTCTTTACGTTGGGGTCTAAATCTTGGACCACTTGGGTCCAGCGTTTAGACCACTTGGGTCCAGCATTTAGACCACTTGGGTCTATATCATGGACCGGTCTAAGTTTTAGACCCATCTCGGAAACGCCGGGGATTTTCCAGATCGAAGCCTCGGCGCCGTCGCCGGCCAGCTTGCGATGGCCCTTCTCGACCATGACTAGGTGGCCAGCGTCGCGGAGGCGCTTAAGGCTGTTGGCGACCGTGGCGCGGCACAGGCGGGTCTTCTGGCAGAGCTTGCCCCAAGAGCCGAAGCAGTTGCCGTCCTCGTCGGCGAAGTCGGCAAGGGCCAGCAGGACGAGGCGGTCGGAGCCCTCGACGGTGCTGACGTACCAGACAAAGTTGGTGGCGGCGACAGACATCAGTTCCGCCTCCCGAATTTATTCCGGTGGGCTCCCTTGGGGCCGTCAAACTCAAGCACGTAGTCCGGGCGCATCCGGGCGAAGCGGACCTTCATGCGGTCGTTGGTTCGCCAGTCCTTCTTCTCTTGGACGTAGGTGATGGCCAAGCCGTCCCAATCGGGGACTGAGATGAAGAGCATCTTGGGGTGGGGGCAGGCTTTTGAAGAGACGACCGCGGTCACTTCATCGCCCTGGGTGTAGCCAGCGACAGTGGTTGGCCTGGGGCCGTCATTGGGGAGCGGCGGCTTGGGTGTGCCCATGGGCACGGTTGGGCGCGGTTGGGCACGGTCGGCCTCGGGCTTTGGGCTGGGCTGCCCTTTGAAGGTGTCGGTGGCTTTTTTGATTAGTTCGTTGATCATGCTGCTAGTTGTTGGTGGGTTAATCGGGTAAGGCGCGCGCCGGGGGACTCCGCTGCGATCTGCAGATACTCTGCGACCTCGTCGATCATTGGGTCTCCGCTATGGTTGATGACGGTGGTGTGACCAGTGAACGACCAGTGAATCCAGGGGTGCTCCGGCCATTTGTCGGGGTTGCACCTGCCGATCTCGATAAGGGCAATGCCTCCGTCCCAACAGATGATGCCGTCAGGAATGCAGCGGTCCTTGCGACCAGTCTTAATGTTGCCCATAAGGTAATGGGTGAAGGACTCGTCAACACTGCCGCCCACCCGCATGTCTGGCCAGACACGCTGCAAGGCGTTGAGAACCCAAGGGATTAGGTTAATCATCGCTTCATGGAGCGGTCCGCCGTCTTTGCCATAGCTCATGGGGTTGTTTTTATGAAAAATTTTGGGAGGCTGAATCGGTGGGGGGTTATAGAGAAATTGAGAATGGCGAGCCCCCGCCCCCCCTCCATAACTTAATCCTATAATGCTCATCTCTAATGGTCCTACACTGTTGTCTCATTAACCGTCTCATCATGATGATGTTCATCTGTCAAATTCATCTGTAGGCACTGTCTCAATCTCAATAAGGGGCTCAGGCAATGCCGCGGCCTTTTGAGGCTCGGCCGTCAGGGCATCGACCGGTTGAAACGCTACGTCAGTCGAATCCTCACGCCTCTTAAGCCCGGCCACAAAGGTCAGCCATTCATCAGCAGCCGGCGCCATCACATGTTCGACCCGCTGGGTTGCTCCACCGGATAGCAGCTCTGCTTTCTCCGTTGCTACTGCGCTCATGATGGTGAGTTCGTGACTCTTCATGTCAGGCACCCTCTCAAAGAGTTCTGCGGTCCCAATCGCGGCCAAGGTCTTCCAGTTCTTGCTGGTAATTTCCCGCGCACGCTCCAGCAGTTCCGGGCGGTTCCGTATTAGCGCGATGGTCGTGTTGTAGCTGGTGTTAAACGCCCGGCAGATCTCTCGAATCGACATGCCGGCCATGTGTGCCGCCGCGATCTTCTCAGCCTTGGCCTCGGGCACCTCGAGGCCGGTGCATCGGCCGACGCGCACAGGAGCGATCTCCGGCTCGGGCTTGGCCGGCTTCGGCTTGGGCTTGCTCTTCGTTCTTGGTCTCGCCATATCAGTCACCTCAAAATCCTCCCCTTATGCCGCCGCAACAACGGCCGCACCGGCTCAATCCCCTGGTCAGTCTCAAAGATGTTCAAGTGCGGCCCCCTGATCGCCCTGGCGATCTTCGTCATGCCCATGTC